TCTCCGATTAATACGTCATGCTGTATTATATCTAACGCACCATATCTAAATTCAAATGTATTATTATTCCAAAGCACAACTTCAAAGCTGTTGTCTGAGTTTCTATTGTACTCTTTCATATCATACCAACCAAAGACTGCTTTATCGCTAAAGTTTTTGGCAAGCATTTTAGATTGATTGTCTCTAATTAAATCTGTCCAAAACGGAAATAGAGTGTTGGTGTACTGAGGTAATGGATCAGGTGTGTAATCTCCACAATAGTTGTTATAATTTATATTACCTGTACCTAAACCAAAATGTAGACAGCCATTCGTAGCCATACGTGCTGAGTCATAAGTGTTACCATAAAAGGTAAAGGAATTGTCTAGATTAAATGCTGCAGATAACTGATCGTCACCTGAGTTTAGATTGGTAGTTCCTGTTTGATTTGTAAGGTCAAAAAGGTTTTGATTGTCCTCGTATATATAGGAAGCTGTTACTTTTAATGAGGCAACTAAAAGAGTAATCCCAACTGTAAGTGCAATCAAAAGTTCAAGGACTTGTCGTAAGTCACTTTTAGTTTGAGGCATAGAACTCGTTTCTACAGGTTCTTCCTGATTTCTTTTTTCCTTTTCCATTTCTGGTAGTCTTACAATGTGCTATATACTTTTCTTTTAGTTCTAGATAGTCTGGTCTATCTTTTTTATTTTCTGCCCACGCTTGAGCAGCTTCTTTACCTATCTTACCTTGATATGGACAAGGCGTTCCTGCCATTTCCATTGCTCTAAATACTCTGGGGTCTTGACATAAAATAGACACAGAAGCTACTTTCATACCGGTATCGTACAGATACTTTGAAAGTTTTAAACGCTCACAGTTTTCGTCACGTACTGCCTTCCCACCTGAGATACCAAATATCTGCCCTTGAAAAGCCCCTGATACTCCTGTTGTACATAAGTCCTGTGAATAAGACATGATACTAGGAGCAATAGCAGAAGCGGGAGGAGCTTTAGTTTTAACATTTTGATTTATATTTTGTGTAGAAGTAGACTGATTAATGTTTCTATTAGTATTATCAGAAACACTATTGTTGTTGTTAGTGTTAGTGTTTGTATTATCTGTTGTAACATTTGATTCTGATGTAGATTGATTTATGTTGGTATTGTTTGTTGTACTAGTTGAGTTTGATGTATTTATATTTGTATTTGTATTATTAGATGTACTTGTTGTCG